TGCATGTAACCGGCAATAAATCCAGAAAAGGGTCAGCGTAGCGCGCTGAAAAGGGTCTGGTGGTAACCGCCGCCGGACCGCCGTTCCAAAAATCAAGTGTCCCACGATGGGACACTTGATCGGTCGGTGGGCGGGGGGCCGCGAAAGACCTGCGGCCTTAGCGCGAGACCGCCGCAGCGGGCTCGCAGGGGGGCAGTTCGCGCAGGGTCAACTCATACAGCGCTCCAGCCTTGAGCTGGGCGGCCGTCCCGGGCGTGAGATTGACCAGGGCGAATTGCACGCCTGGCACCCCGCCGACGAAGTATCGCTCATGCGCGGCTTGGGCCGCTGCGGTGGTGGTGTCAGGGGCGAATTGCGCGGCGTGCAAAGCGACGCCTGGCTTGGGCGACCGGGGGCCGAGGGCTTGGCATAGGAGCACACACCCGAACTGGGTAGGGTTGGAGACAGTAGTGGTCATGACTCGAGGGAGGCGACCCGGAGGCGCAGCGACTGGATCTCGCGCACGAGTAGCGGCACGAGCCGGGCATGGTCGATGCCCCAGATGACCGCACCTGGGGCATGGGGATCGGCACCGTCATCACCAGCAGAGACAGCCTCTGGGTAGCGCTGGTGGACCTCCTGCGCGATGAAGCCCAGCCGGCGCACTCCTGGCTCGACCGCGAACTCATACTCGCGCACCATCAGCGAGTCGATGAGGGCCCCTACGTCTGGGGCGGGCGCAATACCGCGCTTGAGCCGACGGTCGGAGCTCGTGACAAAGGAGGTGCCGGAGGAGCTCACCCAGATCTCGCCGACCTGGGAGCCGTCGCGATGAAATATGGCCACCGCCCCGTTGCTGCTGTTGCGGTTGAGGCTCAGCCCGAACACGTCGGATCGGCTAATAAACAGGGCATTGGTGCCGTATTCGACGGCCAGACCGGTGTCGGTGTTGCCATAGCCCGGCGTGTAATGCGGGGCTGCAATCTGCAGCCCACCGCGGAATACCCCTTCGGAGAACTCGACCGTGCCGTCCGCCTTGATCCGCCACCCGGACTCTCCGGCGACAAAGTTGTCGGAGCGGAGATCGGCGCCGGAGAACACGATGACACCGGCTTCGGCCTGCCCGCCACCGCTGGCGGCAATGGCCTGGATGCCCACGACCTTGCCGTGGGCGTCGAGCTTGAAGCCCCAGGTGGCGACTGCCTGCCCGCCGACGATATAGGCGGCAGCCAGGATGGACACGGAGCTGTCGAGGCCGTTGAGCTGGGACTGCAGGGATGAGACCTGACTGGCGCGGGTGCTGGTCTCATCGGCGAGGGCCGTGGACAGGGAGCTGATCTGGCTGTTGGCCGTGCCCATCTGGACGAAGAGCGTGGAGAGGTCGGAGGCCTGTGCGTTGTTGACCGAGACGATGGACGAGAGCTGTGAGGCGACGGTGGCTTTATTGCCGTTGTAGTCCGCTGACAGGGCGTTGAGGGAGCTCGTGATAGCGGAGTCGGCGGAGGTGCGGGCGGTGGCCTCGTCGATGATAGCCTGCTGGCGGGCTGCCACTTCGGCGAGCAGGTCGTCGGCGAGCTGGTTGGTGTCGGCAATGAGGCCGTTGACGGTGGCCTCTACCGCATCGATCAGCGCGCGGACGGCGGCGTCGTTGTCCTCGATGCGGGTGTCGGACACATCGACCCAGGCGGAACCGTTCCAGCGGTAGGTGGCGACGACCTTGCCGGCGACAGTCTTAAACCAGAGGTCGCCGACGCGGAGATCGCCGGTGGGGGCATTGGGCCCATAGAACGTGCGGGTGCCGGCGGAGTCGGCCTCGGTGAGGTCGGGCAATGTCCAGGCGATGCCGGGATCATTCGGCTGCGGTGTGCCGGAGCCATCGGCGGAGATGGCCTGCAGTTTAAAGTGCTTTGTGGCGCGGGCGGAGTCATAGACACCACTCTGCCGCACGTCGTAGAACTCCTCGTGCGTGGTGGGCTGGATCTCCTCGTAGTAACAGAGCCAGGCTTCGGCGGCGCCGGCATGCGCGGCAGCGATGGAGCCCAGCCGGCCCCGGAGGACGCCGAGATCATAGACCCCCGCCGAGACGACCGTGATGCTCCCGACCGACAGCACCTCGTCGTCCACGAGCAGCAGGAGGGTGTCGTCCTTCTGCGCGAGGGCGCTCTGTGCCTGCATGCGAGCGAAGTCGAGCGAGGTGCTCGCCACGCGCACGGTGCCGGCGCCGCCGCTCAGGCCGGTGTCTAGGGTGCACCTGGCGGCGAAGGAGCGGAGCGTGAGAATCGGCTCCCACGGCGCGCTGCCCGTGGCGGAGAGATGCAGGCGCGTGGCGGTGTTTTGCGGAGCCGGCCGATCCACCAGGCAGGTGATCTGGCGGCCGCCGCCGAACCCCGGGGGTAGGAACCAGAGGCGGTGGTGCGCCACGTCGGCTGGGAGCGACGGCACGTAGGGCACGCGGTCGTCCACCATGGGCACGTGGGGCGCCGGGAAGGCGCCGCGCTCGCGGAGGACCTCCAGCAGGTCGCTGGCGCTGCCGGCGCGGATGCGCCGCGAGAGGACGCGGCAGACGAGCTGCAGGCCGTGAGGACCGTAGGTCCAGCGGAGGAGGTCGCCAGGCTGGAGCGGGGTGAGGTCGAGCCGGGTGGCACGGCTCTTGAGCACCTGGAGGGTGACGGTGGTGTCGTCGGCGGCGCCAGAGGCGAGCTCGATGGCGAGGCGCTGCGCCTGGTCGGCGAAGTGCACAAAGGGGCGGTCCTTGCGCTGCGGTGCCGCGGCGAGTCCGGTCTCGCGGTTGGCGGGGGCCTGGTAGGTGGCGGCGCCGTCCTCGTAGTCGCGGCCGGCGGCGTCGGTGAAGACGACGGCGATGCTGGTGGCCGCCTGATTCCAGTCGGGGAAGCCGCCGCCGCTGGGTTTCTCCTCGAGGTCAGCCTCGGCGATCTCGGGGAGTGAACCGGTGGGCAGACCGCCAGGGAACCAGCCGGCGCGGAGCTGGCCGGCGGCGGCATAGAGGTAGCCGTCGCAATAGGCGAGGATCTGGCTGAGGGCGTCGGACAGGGAGGTGCCTTGGCGGAACCAGGGATGGATGAGCACCTGCTCGCCGGTGCGGGTGTGGATGCCGCCGGTCCAGAGGGCGTCGGACACGGCGCCCCAGTGGGCAGCATCGAGGAGCTCGGCCGCGCAATCGCCGCCGCGATCCTCGCGCAGCAGGCCGTAGATGGCGGAGAAGGGGTTGACGCCGTAGGCAGAGCCGGCGCCAGCATCTGCGCCGATCGCCGGCGCGCGCCGGCCGACCTCTATGGCGAAAGAGGGTATCGTGGTGTTGCCCTGGCCGAGGTCTATGTTGGTCATTACGGCGTAGGCGAGTCCGCGATAGGCCGGGTGAGCCTGGCCGGTGCCAGCGCTGAGGGTGGAGTCGGGCAGCTGGGTTTCCGTGCCGCGATAGACTCGCAGGAGCCAAGGTTGCCCGAGCGCGAGGGAGGGGTTGATGACGAAGTCGTGGTAGTCTTCACCTGCAGCGAAAGTGTAGTCGCAGTGCCAGATGGCTTTGCCATCGCGCTTGATCAGGCCGACATAGTCGATCGGCCCGGCGCCGAGGGCGAAGGCGATGGAGGCATACTGCCAGTTCGGCTCATTTTTGCCTGCCGGGGCCTCGCGCCAGTTGAAGGCGTCCGACAGCCAATGCGCGGCCAGGAGGGCGCGGCCATAGCCGAGGGGCACGGGCTCAGCCTCCTGGTAGGAGGGCATTTGTTGCTGCTGGGCGGCCGGTGCGGACAGCTTGGGGGCTTTGACCAGGAAGCTCATGCTGCGGCCTCGGTGAGACGGTAACGGCTGCGATGGAGGGGCACGCCATGGAGCCGCAGCCCGGCGAGGGACTGGCGCACGACGCCGGCGGGGCGGGCGACATGCCAGATCTCGCCGCCGAGCTGGAGGGCCAGGTGGTGCTCGGTGCGGCCGACGCGGGGGAACACCATGTCGCCCGGCAGCGCCGGCTCGGCCTCGTCGAGGAGGCGCACGCGAGCGCGCACCTCGGGGCGCTCGAACCAGGCGCGCAGCAGGCTCTCCTCGCAATGCTCGGCGTGGTTCGGCTCGTAGGGGGGCACGGCGATGCAGGCCGGGATGGCGCCGATCTCGGCGAAGACGGCGCCGACGAAACCCGCGCAATCCACGCCGCCCTGTGGTCCCTTGACGGCGGAGCAGGCGCGGAAGGGCGTGCCGGCCCAAGAGGCGCAGGCGGCGGCCAGCGCGGCATGCCGCGCGAGCTGATGCGGGGCGAAGTAGTCGGTGCGCGTGCTCATTTGCCGACCTTGGGCCGCGAGACCTCGCGGGTTGAGAGGTAATTGGGGATGAAGGGGTGCCCGCGGAAATTGAGGTAATTGGAGAACTTGTTGGTGCATGTGCCGGCCTGGCCGTCGCAGCCTGGCACAAGCTGCACGGTCTGGCCGCCGGAGATGAGATCGGCCCAGAACGGGCGGTTGAGCTTGAGGGTGAGGCTGCCGCCGGAGGCGGCGGTGCTCTCGACGATGGTGGCGATCTGGGTGGCGCGGCCGGTGCCGGTCCGGATGATGCCGGCGGCGAACCAGTTGGCCGGCGCGGGCGCGCCCCAGCCGCTGACGCCGGAGACGGTGAGGGTGCGGCCATCGTCAGAGAGGGAGCCCGGCGAGATGGTGCCGGTGCTGCGGTGCGAGGCCTCATCGAGCCCGCAGCGCGGGCTGAAGACCCAGGTGTTGCAGCGCGGCCCGAAGACCCAGCCGGGCACCCGTCGCTCCAGCAGGGTGCCGAAGAGCGTGGCGGTGACGCGCAGGGTATTGCCGGCCGGCGTGACGGCCTTGACGTGGCCCTCGAAGAGCGGCGCGCCGCGCGAGCCCGCGGGGTCGGCCGGATCGCACCGCCAGATCGTGAGCGTCACCAGGCCGAAGAGGCGGCCGAGCAGCCAGTCGGCCAGGAGCGAGCCGGGCTGGTGGGCGATCTCAAGCTCGGCCTGCTCATCCTGGGGGCGCAGCGAGCGCACGATCTCGCGGTGGGCGATCTGCGCCGGGAGGTAGGTTCCCTCGGGCAGGGTGAGCGGCGCGTTCCAGTCGGTGTAGAGCTCCGGGTTGGAGGTGTCGTGGAGGTAGCGGAGGCGGTAGAGGTGTTTCTCGGCGGGCAGGGGCTGGCTGCCCGAGGTCGCCTGCAAGAAGCCGATGCGCGCCGTGGCGGTGGCGCCCGAGACGTAGGTTAGGGCGAGCTCGTCGCTGGCGAAACGCGCGACATAGGAGGCGGGCGTGCCATCGCCCGGAGGGCCGGGCTGCAGCCAGGCTGGCACGGGCGACCATGAGTCGTGCGCGCCACGCATGGCGGCGAACCAGGAGAGCGCCTGCCGGATATCCAGACGGCTGGCGAAGACGAAGTCGCCCTCCTGCTGCCATCGAGCCTGGGAATTGACGCGATCGAGCGCGGGCGGGGCCTGCGGGTTGAGCTCGAGCAGCTCGAGCCCGTGGAGGCTGACTTCGGTGGGAGACGAGCGCCAGGCGGGCTCGGCGGTCCACCCTGCACCATAGGTGTGGATGCCGATGCGCCATTCCCAGGCGCGCAGCTCGGCCAGCTCGATCTCCACCTCGGCGCGGTCGGCGCTGAGGGCGACGGCCGGCGGCCGCTTTTTCCAGCGGCACAGCACGAGCGGAGCATAGAGCGGATGAGCCGGCGACCCGGGCAGGCTGGCGGCGTCGTAGATGGCGTAGGCGCCGGTGTCGCGGTCGAAGTTGAGCACTTTCTGCGGCTCGTAGATCCGCGAGCCCCAGTCGGCCACGGGCAATGCGTCCACCCATAGCGGCACGGCCACGGGCAGGTTGCCCAGGGCGGCGAGGCCCTTGCGCCAGTCGTCGGCCTCCGACCCCTGCAGCAGGAGCCGCCAGCGGAGGGAGGAGAGCTGCAGGCCGGCCCGCTCCGGGCGGCGCTCCTCGCGCGAGGTGCGGCCTTCGCCGATCAGCGTGTCGTAGCGGTGCGTGATGCGCGGCGGGGCGCCCCAGTCGGGCTCGAGCAGCAGCAGGCCGACGGTCTGGCCGGCGTGGGTGACGGTCGGGAACTTCATGACTCGAGCAATTCGCCGCGGCGGCGGCGCATGAGGTCGAGGATGCGGACCTCGAAGTCGGGGTGGCGCATCTGCTCGCGCAGGGCGGACTGCATGTCATAGACCGGCAGGATCAGGAGGGGGCGCGGGCCCGCCGCGGGAGTGGCGCCGGAGCCCGGCGCAGTGGCGGCGGGGCGCTCGCCGGCGAGCGCGGCGGCATGCAGGCTGGCGAGGGAGTCGCGGCCGAGGGCATCGACCGCCGGCGCCGAGAAAACAAACTCCTCGCCATGGACCAGGCCGGCGATCTCGCCGCGCCGGCCGGCGGTGTAGCCGCCGGCCTCGAAGAGGGCCAGTGCCTTGGTGGCGACGGTGGACGCGGTGATAAAGCCGGGCGCGGCGGCCGCCGCCGCGCCGAAAGTGGCGATGGTGGCCAGGGTGGCGGGCGTGGCCCAGAGCGCGGACTGGGCCAGGGCGACGGGCAGCGTGGCGGCCACGCTGGCGGCGGCGATCGACTTCTCGGCGGCGGCCAGGCCGAGGCGGGTAGCCACCCAGCGGGCGGCCATCATGGCAAGGTTGGCCACCCAGCGGACGCCCATCGAGACGATGGCGCCGATGATCTCCTGCACGATGGCCAGCCGGATATTGCCGAGGGCTTCGCGGAAGCTCTGGGCGCGCAGCACCCACTGGGTGAGCTGTTGGCTGACGCTCTGGACAGCGCCGGAGATCGTGCCGCGGATGGCGCCGGCGATCTGCTGGGCGATGGTGCCCCATTCGGCGCGGAGGGAGGCCAGGCCGGCCCGCAGCTGCTCGACGAAGGAGTTGGGGTCGGGCCCCAGGGTGGCATACTGGTTGGCGAGCTGGTCGAGGTCGCGGCCGGCGGAGCGGCCGGATTGCTCGTAGATGGCGGCGCCGGCGGTGTCGCCGGCCTGGAGGGCGAGATCGCGCCGCTCCTGGAGCACGCGCACCAGCTCGGCCTGGTTGCGGATCTCCTCCTGGAGGAGGCGGCGGCGCTCGGCCCATTTTTCGGCGTCGGTGCGGGTGAAGTCGCCCTCGAGGCGGGCGCGCTCGGCGGCGAGGCGGCGGGCCTCGCTCTCGGCCCGATCGGCGGCCTGGCGGGCCGCAGCCTGGGCGGCCTGGGCGTCGAGCGCGACCAGCGCCTGCTTGGCGCGTAGTCTGGCGCCCTCGGCATCGAGCAGTGTTTGTGCAGTGCTCTGCTCGTCGGCGAGCAGAGCAGCCAAGGCCGCCTCGGCCTCAGCGAGGCGTGCGCGGGCCCGCTCATGCTGCTCCGAGAGTGGCAGCATGCTGGCCTCCAGCTCCTCGTTTTGTGCGTTCTGCTGCTGCTGACGCTCGAGCTCGGCGTTGATCTGCTTGTCGATCTGCCATGCCTCGGTCTTCGCCCTCGTGACGGCGAGACTGGCCTCCATCAGGGCCTGCGTGTCGATCCGCCCCTTGCGATTGCCATCGTCGATCACGCGCTGGAGGTCTCGCTCGGCTGCTGTCACAGCCGCGACCGCCGCCTCACGCTGCTGCCAGAGCGGCTGCATGGCGAGCGCGAGTCGGCTCTGTTCTGCGCGCATTTCTGCGATGCCGGGGCCTTGCCGGCCGGAGCCACCGGTCGCAGCGGCGCCACCGGCAATCTCAGCGACGCCGCCAGCGGTCGGCATGGGTTGGCCGTGCAGGTCGCCGATGCTGCCCTCGAACATGGCGCGCCACTCCTCCAGCGCATCGCGCCATTTGACGCCACCGATGAGGCCAGCCATAATCGCCCCCAGCCCCTGCCCGATGCCGCGAATGGCCTTCAGCATATCCAGTGCGAGGCCCGCCAGCACACGCATCAAGGAGATGACCGGCTCCAGCGCCACGCCAAGCTCGGCGAATGTCACCTTGAATTTGGTCTTGAGGGCGCCCCAGCGGTCGTCGATGGCATCGGCCTTTTCCACAAGTTCGGAGGAGAGCAACGCTCCGGTCTGGTGCAGCGCCCGCGCCATGCCCCCCAGCCCTTCGCTGGCGAGAGATTGGAGCAGCGCCTGGAGACGTGGCGCATCCCTCTCGCCCAGCACACGGATGAGGGCGGCGAAGGCTTGTCCGTCGCCGCCGCTCGCTGCGAAACCGCGGGCGATGGCCTCCAGTTGGTCGGCCAGTGGCAACGTGGTGATTTTTTGGGCGTCCACCCCCAGTCTGGCGAAGGCATTGGCCAGCTCTGCATTGCCGGCTTGGGCAGCGGTCGCCGCCTGGCGCAGGTTGGTGAGGGCAGACCGCACGTTCTCGATGCTGGCGCCGGATTGCTCTGCCGAATGCCCGAGCACCTGGATGGCGGCGGTGGTCAGCCCGCTCTGGATCGACATGTCCTTAAGGCTCGCGGCGTAGCGCAGCCCCTCGTCGATCGCGGACCTGAACGCGCCCAAGGCCCGCAGCACTGTGTCTGCCAACTTGGCGCCCAGGTTGAGCTGGAAGCCCGCCTCCAGGGTTTGGGTGAATGAGGTAAACTGGCCATGCACCTGCTGGATGGCGCTGACCACCTGGTTGGAACCCTCCAACCTAATCTGGATTGCAAGTTGCTGGGCCTGTGGCATAGTTATGAAACTATGATGAGTGCAGGAGAACTGCTGCTTTGGGCCGTGTTTGGTGCTGGCGTGCTGAGTGCGCTGGGACTGGGAGCACTGGCCGTGCGGGCGCTAGTGCGCCGGTGGCGTGCTGAGCGGGCGGCAGGGCTCCGTGTGATTGTCATCTTGGGCCATTAGGCTCGGCCTCCTCGGCGGCCTGGCGGAGCAGGCGCTGGAGCTCGGCATAGCCTTCGCCGCCGGCGAAGGCGCGGTTGAGGAGGGCGAGTTGGAGCAGGGCATCATGGTGGCGTTGGCGGAGGGCGGCGCGGTAGATGGCGAGAAAGCGGGCGGGGGTCAGGTCGAGGAGGCGCTCCCAGTCTCCGCCGGCGAGGCCGAGGGCGCAGGCGTGGGCGAGGAGGCGCTCCCACTCGGCCCATGGGTCTTGGCCAGCCCGGCCACCTGGCTCAGGCGCTCGAAGTCCAGAGCGAGCGGGGCCAGCCTGGCGGCGAGCACCGGGTCGCTCCCCGCCAGCCTGAGCGCCCGCGGAAAATTTAGCTCGTGCGCCTTGGCCACGAGGGCGAGGTAGGACTCGTCAGTGAGGGTGTCCACCCACTCGGGCGGCTGGCCGGCGCAGAGGGCTACGAGCGCGGCGGAGTCGCCGCCGGCGAGGTGGCGGGCGAACTGGTAGAGTTGGCGGATGGTCAGCTCGGCCAGGGCGATGGTGGCGGAGGTGCCGTCGCGGTAGTGGACGGTGACGGGGTGCTGGGCGGTGAGGGAGGGCATGGGATGGTGTTTAGAGGGTGGCGGCGGCGCGGAAGAGCGCGTCGATCTGGGCTTCGGTGAGGCCGAGCTGGGTGGCCATGCTGGCGAGCAACGGGTGGTCACGCCGGATGGTCGTGGCGTAGTCCCAGGCATCCTGCACCTCCTGGTCGGCGGCGGCGACGGCGGCCTCGACGGCGGGGCGCAGCCCGGCCGCGTTGAGGGCGCGACGCATTTGCAGCGGGGAAACTTCCGCCGGCACGGGGGCGGGGACAGGACGCGGATGCGCGACGGCATCGAGGGCATCGGCCTCGCTGGGCATGGCCGCATCGGACCAGTAGGTGCGGCCCTGTCGGTCCACATAGGCGCCGTCCTGGTAGGCGACGAGGGTGATGCTCGCGGAGATTGGCAGCGGAAACAGGTCAGGCATGGCAGATCAGACAGTTAGAGGAAGCGTTGGCAGGTGATCACGCCGGAGACGACCGCCCCATTCCAGGCGTCGCAGCTCACATGCAGGGTCTGGCGCCAGAGCGTATGCATGCCGCTGGCGTTGGGGTCGGCGGGGAGGATGGTCCGGAAGGTATTGGCTGCGCCAAGGCCGCTGGCCTGGAAGAGCACGGTGCCGCTCGGGCCACCCGCGCGGATGTAGAGTGTGCCAGGGGCTGAGGCCCCTTCGACGACGTGGAGGGTGGCCGCAACAAACCGCTGGCCGTGGATGGTGCAGTGGGCGCCGCCAAAGAGGTATTGGTCGGCAGTCAGGCGGCCGAGCGGGATCTCAAAGAGCAGGCTCCGCACCGGCCCGAGGGCTACCACGGCATCGAGGCAGCCGCCCAGGCGCGCGCGGGCGCGGGAGGACACGACGAGGGAGCCCGGCTGCACGACGGGCTGCAGCATGTCGCCGCCGAAATAGCAGGAGGTGTTTCGCGTGTAGAGGTAGGTCGGGTTGGGCAGGGAGGCGATGGTGCCCGAGGCGGAGGTGTTGCCATAGAGGTGGAGACGCTCTTGGGAGGCCCTGGGGGGCAGCCTCAGGGCGAGGCGGAACGGTGAGACTTGGCCGGGCGTGATGGCGCAGGCGGCGTGGGTGAGGCCATTGTTGTCCTTGAGGACCAGGTGCGTGATCGGCGAGGTGGTCGGCACGAAGGCCTCGCCAAAGATCCACACCCATTGCTCTCCAAACAAGTTGGGCGCGAGCGCATTGTTGTCGCTAACCTCGCCCGCATTGAAGCTGCGGGAAAAGTTGTGCCTGTGCCAGCCCGACGAGGGCGGGATGCCGGGGCCGTCGGCGTCGGCATTCGTGCTGCCATTGGCATGGGTATAGGTGGGCAGGGAGGAGGCGGCGGGATGTTGGGTCCAGGCGGGCGGCGTGCCGGTGCGGGCCCAGGAGAGGGCCTCGGCGGCGGACCAAGCGCCGAGGTGGAGGCCGCCCGGGATGTAGCGCACGCCTCGGGGCGCGGGCGTGAGCACATGGTGGTAGATGCATTGCAGGTCGGCATCGAGCCAGGCTGGGGGCGTGCCTGCGGTGGTTTCGGCGCCGAACAGGCCGTCGGCGTCGGCGCCATCGATATAGACCTTGGGCGCCGTGGTGGCGCCCGGTTGCGCGAAGACCACGAGCAGCCGCAGCGCTTTGCCGAGGTAGTCGGCGCGGAAATTGGCATATACACGCTCCCGGTAATCGGCGGCGGTTGCGCCGGTGGAGCGCAGCACCAGGTGGCCGCTGGTGTTGACCGCGCAGACCAGCGAGCGTGGTGTGGTGAGGGAGGGTGGGTTGTTGGGGCCCAGCGCCCAGAGGCAGGTGTGGCCGTTGGAGAGGTCGGTCCACACGTCGGCGTCACCCGACAATTCGAGCTCGATCGGGATCGAGAGGGCGAAGCGCGGGAGCGCGGCGCCGAACTCGCCTAGTATGTAATAGAGCACGCCGCGTGCGCTGTAGCCGCCTTGGGCGGCGTAGAGGTAGGGGCGGCCGGCGGCGAAGACCGGCGCGAGCATGTTGGCGGCGCTGCTAGCGGCGCTGGCGGCGGCGGCCGCGGCCGCGGTGGAGGAGCTGGCCGCATTGGCGGCCGAGGCGGTCGCCTGGTCGCGGGCCGTCTCAGCTGCCAGCTTGGCGGCCTGGGCCGAGGTGGCGGAGTTTGCGGCATTGGCGGCCGCGGTGGCCGCGGCCGTCTGGCTGGCGCTGGCGGCGGCGCTGGCGGCGGCCGCCGCGGCCTGGGCGGCTTGGGCGGCGAGCTGGGCGGCATCGGCCGCCGAAGCGCTGGCAGCGGCGGCCAATGCGTCGGCCGCAGCCGCCGAGGCGCTGGCGGCGGCGGCCGCTTGCGCCGTCTCGGCGGCGGCGCGGGCCGTGCTGGCGGCCTCCTGGGCCTCTTCGGCGGCGGCTTGCGCGGCTTCCGCCGCGGCCTGGGCAGCCTGAGCGGCCTCGCGCGCGTTGGCGGTGGCGGTGGCTGCGGTCGCCGCGTCCGCGGCGCTGGCGGCCGCGGCGGCCGCCGCCAGCGCCGCCGCCGCGGCCGATTGTGTGGCATTGGCGGCCGAGACCGCGGCGAGCGGTGGCGGCTCGTCACCCTCCTGGATGACTTCGCGCCAAAGTTGGGCCGGCTGCTGGGTGAGGGTCTGGCGCGCGCCCGCCTCGAGGGTGATCTCGACTTCGAACCACACCTTGGCGGGCTTGTGCCGGCCCGGATCCAGCCCGGCCACCAGCTCGACGATCTCCTGGGTGTTGAGGTCGAGGAGGCAGGAGGCCACCCCGGCCTGCGCGTCGAGGGTGTGCGGCTCGGACATGGCCAGCAGTGCGCCCACCCCGGGCACGGCGCGCAACCCGAGTCGCAGCTCGGCGCCGGCCGGCAGGGTGGCGGCGGTGATGTTCTGCGCTCCGCTCGTGAAGACCACTTCGCACTCGAGCACGTCGCGGACGACGAAATGCAGCGGCAGGCGCGGAGGCACCGCTACGCCGGCGATGGTGCGCGTGAGGGTGCCCGTGGGCAGGTCGAGCACGAAGCGGGTCTTCATGGGCGCTTGGGGGTCAGGCGGTGGCATCCACGGTCCAGAGGACGTCGCCACTCTTGCGGCTGGCGATGCGGATCGTGGCGCGGGAGAAGTCGGAGTCGCCGAAGGTGAGGTCGCCCTCGCGGGTCACGTCGCACGCGAAGTCGCTCTCGCTCTTGAGGGCCACCTTGCCGGAGGCATCGGCGGGGTCGGGCTCCCAGATGGTGGCCGTGCCCTCGCGGAAGCCGGAGAGGGCGCCGCCGAAGAGCTCGGTGACGAGGCGCTTGGGCTCTTCGAGCTCGTAGGTGAACTCCTCGGCGCCCTTGATGCAGACCTTGCGGACCGGCCGCAGGATGCCCTGGGCATCGGGGCGGTCGATCGTCTTGAACTCGCGGCTGTCCTTGTGGGCGAGCTTGCGGCTCTCGAAGACGGAGACCGGCTGGAAGACGCCGGCCGAGCTGGTGCCCACGCTGATGGCCGAGCCGCCGGGGCTGGCGGCGAGCTTGAAGGTGTCGGCGCTGGGCACGGCCGTCACGTAGTAGGTGTTGCCGGCGGTCAGGCCGCTGAACCCGGTGCCGGAGACGAAGACGAGCGCCTGGCCGACACCGAAGCCGTGGGCGGTCTTGGTGAGGGTGTCGGTGGCGGCGGTGACCCCGGTGGTCTGCGGGAGCAGCTTGAGCTGGATGATGGACTTTCCGGCGAAGAGGGACTTCGCGGCGTCGAAGGGAGCGGAGGGCAGTGGCATGGTGGTGGAGCGCCTGGCGGCGCGGTTGTGGGTTGGAGGTTATGGGTGGGAGGAAATGGAGCTTTCGAGGGCGACGGTGAGCACGCGGGCGTAGGTGCCGTCGCCGCCGTCGCGCAGATCGTGGCGCAGGCAGGCGAAGGCGCCTTCGGCGGTGCCGGCGGGATCGAGCGGGGCGCCGTGCAGGCGGGCACGGAGATCCTCGAGCACGGTGTCGGTGGCGGGCACGTCGGCTCCATCGAGCGGACCGCGGTGGATCACGACCTCGAAGGTCTCGACCCAGAGCGCGCGGCGGCGCAGGGCGCCGTCCTTGACCTGGCCGGAGGCGAGCGCGATGACGACGGCGAGCGACTGCGTCTGCAGCACGGTCTCGAGCTCGGAGACGAGGTTGCCCTTGTCCTCGAGCAGCACGGGACGGCCGGCGAGCAGCGGCGAGGCGCTCACGAGGTCCTGGAGGCGGGCTTTGAGGGCGGCGAGGGTCATCGGGAGACCAGCAGGAGGAGGGTGACAGTCAGGAAGGCGGCGAGGGCGCCGAGCAGGGCGAGCCTGGCGGCGCGCCGGTGGCGGGCGGCGCGGCACTCGGGACAGGGGCAGAGTTTCCAGCGGCGGAGCATGGCGTCAGAACTCCTTTGGCCCGCCCCAGGCGCCGCCGGCTTGGCCGGGTTGCTCTTCCGCTGGATCTTCGGGCACCGACAGGCGGAATTTGCCGGCCGCCACGGCCTCGAGCTGGCGGACGGCATCGAGGTATTCCTGGCGGCGGCCCTCGGTGGCGAGGGCCTTGACCGGCAGGCGGCAGAGCAGGCGCCAGCGCGCGAGGGCGATGGCGGTGGTGAGCAGCTGGTCGGGCACGGTGCCCGGCTGTCCGACCGGGTAGCGTGTGGCGACGTAACCTTGGATCTCGGCGCAGGTGCGCGCGAGGATCTCCGGCACCGGGTCGGCCTGGCCGGAGGCGGTCTGCTGCGAGGCCAGGGCGGCGATCTCGGCGGCGCCGAGGGCCTCGAGCAGGTGATCGGGAGTGAGGGTGATCCAGGGCATGGAGGGAGCGATGGGCTGCAGGGAGGCCCGCCCGGGGGACGGGCCTCGAGCAGCGCACCAGCGACTCAGGCGGAGACGAGGCGCTGGCCGGAGAGGCCGTTGCCCTTGGCCACACCGTAGGCCCAGGCGATGCGCGAGAGGGCCTTGGCGAGCCGGTGATCCACGAAGTCCACCTTCTGCACGGAGATGCCGGTGTCGGGGTTGGTGACGACCGACACGCTGCCGTGGGCTGCGCCGGGGAAGGCGCGGGTGTAGTCCTCGGGCAGGCGGGTGGCCACGACCAGGGCATCCTTGCGGAAGCCAAAGCCGGTGAGGTTGCCCGTGCCGGGCAGGTTGATCGCGCGCACCACGTCGAAGCCGCCGACCGGCGGCATCGCATAGCCCGTGATGACCTCGGGCCGCTGATAGACGGCCAGGTTGACCAGGGTGCTGTCGTTGCTCAGGCGCTCGTAGGTGTCGGCGTTGAGCAGGAGGGTGCGCGGGCCTTCGACGCCGCGGGAGGCGAGCGCCTTCTCCATGGCGACCACATCGGCGCGGCCGAAAGAGGCCGTGGCCTTGGTCGTGGCATTGGCGAAGTTGCCGGCGGTGATCAGCGCGTAGAGCGCGTCCACCAGGTCCTTGGCCAGGGCGTAGTGGCAGGCCTCGACCTGCTCGCCGAAGAGGTCGCGCGCGGTCTTGGCGAGCTCGGAGGAGCCATACTCGATCTGCACGCCCTTGGGCTGGCCGATCGTCACCGCCACGTCGGTGGTGGTGGCGTCGCTCGAGCTCCAGCCGGTGGCGTCGTCGAGCGTGACCACGCTGGGCACGCTGACAATGCGCGTCTTGATCGCCTGGCCCTGCCGGGCGCTCTCGGCCGAGAAGTCGGTCGTGATGGAGCGGAGCACGGGGAAGTTGAGCTTGAGCAGGTCGAGCGCGCGCTGGACGACGAGGTCGCCGGCGAGCGTGCCCAGGCTGTTGGCCGCGAGCAGGGGCAGCACCTCGGCGGAGTGCTCGGCCACGAATTTTCGCACGTCGCGGTAGATCTGGCCGCGCTTGACGTGGTCGGTCTCGGCGTGCATGGCCCGCAGGGCCACGAGCACATTGTCGCGCGCCTGCACCTGCACGGCGGCGCCGGGCTGGGTGATGCGCGAGAGCGCCGGATTGCCGGGCAGCGCGGCGAGCAGCTCGGCCTTGGCGGGGTCGGTCTCGAGCATGCCGCGCCACTTGGCCTGGAGCTGCTCATCCTTGGCGGGGATGGCCCCGCGGGCGACGGCGGCCTCGACGGCGGCCTTGGCGTCGGCCTTGCGGCGCTCGAGGTCCTTGGCCTGGAGGCTCGACACCGTGGTCTTGAGCGCATCGAGCTCGGCGGCCTTGGCCTTGAGGGTCTGGAGTTCGGCGAGCTGGGCCTGGAGGGCCTGCCCTTCGGCGCCCGCCTCGGGGAGGCGGTCGAGGTGCTTCGTCACGAGGGCGACGAGCTGTTCTTCGGTCGCATCGGCGGCATGGGTCACCGCCAGGGCGGCCAGGATCTTGACGAGGAGTTCTCGGTTCATGGCTTTCTGGGTGTCCGGAGTGCCGCCGGACGCGGGTTGTGGGTTGGTGGCAGCCAGGCGCGCCGCGATGAGCGACGGCATGGCGGTGCCGAAAGCGGGGGCGTTGACCAGGCCGCCGGCGGCGTGGCCGCCGGCCGGGATGTCGCAGACGCGGCCGGTCTTCCTGTCGAGCAGGAAGGCGGGCGAGAAGGAGTGGTAAACCTTGCCGCGCAGCAGCTGCTCGCCGAGGGCCGTCCACTCCACCTGGGCGAGGATGCCGCGCGCCGGGTCCCAGCGGAAACCAAGCACCCAGGCGGTGGCCTCCTTGTCCTCGTGGTCCTTGTCGAGCGGCACACGTTGGCCCGCCGCCCGGAGCCGCTCGAAGGCGGCCTGCACCAGGCGGCAGCCCTGCTCGTCGCAGAGCACCTTGCCCGTCCAGGGCTCGCCGCCGACGGCGAAGGCCGTGATGGTGTGTTGGCCAGCCGGCATCCAGGTGATCTCAGTGGGGAGGGCTTGGCCGGGCTCGAGCGGCACGGTGAGGGGCTGGGCGGCGGCCAGCAGGCCGATGGCCTCATCGGCCGTGGCGGCGCGGATCAGGAGCGTGAGGTGAGGCGAGGTCATGGTGAGAGCTTGCGGTAGGACTGGGCCGCACCGGCGATTGCGGCCTCGGCCAGGGCGTCCTCGAGCACGTCGGCCAGCTCGCCGGCGCCTGGCATGGTGGGGGCGGCCTGGTCGAGCCGGGCGATGAAGGCCTCGATCTCGCCGACCAGGTCGAGGTGGCCGGCCTCGATCGAAGCGAGAATGGGTGCCGCCGCCTTCCTCAGGGAGGCGAAGTCGCGGCTGTGCGCCTCGGCCAGGGCCTGGTGGGTGGCCGTGGGCGGCTGGTAGGCTCCTGGCAAATGGTGGCCATGGTGGGCACCAGCCGCGGCGCGCAGAGCCACGGCGGAACGCGGCGGATTGACGCTGGCGCGTTTTGCCGGGGGGGTGGCGGCCTGGATACCCCCCGGCGCAAGATCGCCATTTTTGGGCGGGTTTCCTATTCCGTCGGCTTCCGGGCCAGTCGCCAGGGGGTTTGCACCCCCTGGCGCTGCTAACACACCCGGAATATCCCCGCCGCCTGCCGGCGGGGAAGATGGATCCTGCGCGCCGGGGCCTCCGATCGTCTCCTCGTCCTCTTCTGGCTCGGGGATGGCGTGGCGGGCGTAAAACCATTTGCGCGGCATGGGCACGAGCTGCGCGAGCTGCACGTCGCGCTCGGCCTTGCTCTTGGGGTCGGGCTCGCCGATCAGGTCGGGGATGACGGTGGGCGGCTCCAGCTCGTCGCCGTAGTTCCAGCGGAGGATGGCCGGCACTAACTGATAATTCAGGAGGTCGGCGCACCATTGCGCGGCATCCTG